AACATCGTCCGAAATTCGTCCGCCCTTTTTACTGCAAACGCTCGGAAACCCTTTGTACAAAGGACTTCCGAGCGTAATAGTTGCGGAGACATGATAGAGGTTAATATAAATTAAATCCTACTTTAGGAGGAAAAGAACAAGAAAAAGAAGTTATTGCGCTTCTTCATTGTCCGAAATCTGTCCATTTTCAACATCATTGTGGAGGAGTTTAACCAGATGTTCGATATATACTTTTTGATCAGATATTCGGGCGTCCTTTTCTTTCAGTAGCTCACGATTAGATTCTATTTCAGATTTTAATTCGGTTACTTCCTGTTGGCTAACTTGCTCATCTTCTTGTATATACTTAACCCTATCGTTTGATGTAAAATCGCCAGTATCAAGCATAATATCCTCTATTGAACAGTGAAGTATCTCCGCAATTTTCACCACACGACTAATTCTCGGATCGGGCTTTTCGGTGAAATACTTCAAGGTTTGATGGGTTCTTTCTCCCCAAAGCTTTTTGCAAAACTCTCGGTCTGTAAGACCTGCCTCTGAAATCAGTTGTTGGAGGCGTTCAAGACGAAGTGTATTAAAATAACGTGCCATGTGAAATAAAGTTAAATCCAACAATAAGAGGAAAATAAATCCTCCTTTAGTTGGAAGTTATTATTTGTATTATTATATTTGCAGCAAATATAACAATAAAAACAAGCATGAACAAGCAAAACATTAATGAAATGAACGTTGTAACCCTGCAGGATTATTACACGAATCTAAGCAAGGAGGAGAAAGGAAAGCTACTCAATTACATAACTTATCACTTGGGAATAGGCTATTCTACTTTAATAGGGAAATTTTCAGGTAGGCTTCATTTTTCAAAGGTTGAAGAAATTGTTATTCACCATATAATAAAAGAAGAGACATGGAAAAAGTAGAATTTCACAATACACCAGACGGCAGGGTGATGTACTGCACAAATGGTGAGGAAGAACGGAGACTAACCAAGTTTTCGGTTGAGATAAATGAGTATATTGCCCATATCATACAGAAGCGTTACAACAAGGCTTACACGACTTTATCGGAAATGTACAATGGTGATAAGTTCAAGATGGTGGAGAGATTTGTAAGATGTAATTTTGGTGCCAACGACCTCTTGACCAATGATATTGAAGATGGCATTCTGTACTTTGAAGAAGTGCAGTGTCCTTTAAGAGGTATCTGCAAACATGAAAACGTAATTTGTAAGCCTAAAAACCATATAGGTTTGAGTATCAGCGAAAGAGATATTACCAGACTCTATTTATCAGGCTACACCTTAGACGAGATTTCTCAACAACTTCATAAAAACAGAAGTACAACAAAGTCTTTGCTAACACGAGTTAAAAACAAGCTTGGTGCAAAGACTTCTCGTGAGATTATAAAATTATGTAGACTTAATGGAATTGCACTATGAGACTGTTTGAAATGGAGCCTAAAATTGACAAATTAGGGTTGAAAAAGTTAGACGCAAGGTTGCAGCGAGGTGGAAGAGTTCATTGGTTTATCTGCAGCAACCATGGGAAGTTAGTAGTGTTCGATACCAACGGATTGGCTTTTGTTCCCATATACAGGTTAGATTTCGACAGCGAAGCTATAAGTAAGGTAGAAATTGACGAAATAACCACGCCATTCAACAAATTAGTTTATATAAACGGTTTGCCTACCGTCAATGCACCCGAGTTTAATCTTGTAAATATCTGATAGTGGTGTATTTTCCATGGTAGATATAAAAATTTAGCTTCGCAAAAAATAACGATTATGATAAGACCTGAAGACATATTAAACGCAACGCATGGTGGACTTGACATCATTTTGCACTGCTATCCGCAAGCGGCAGAATGTGTGAATACGAAGAAACATTTTGCCATTCGTGATGAGCGTACGCCTTCTGCATGTTTAAGAGAATTCAACTCTCAACGATACGGAAAGATTTGGCAAGTAACTGATTTTGGCGGCGACGGCAAGGGAGAGAATGGCATTTCCGTCTACATGAACTACAAGGGCATGCACCAAAGCCAATTCAACGAAGCCCTGCTGCAACTGGCTGCGATGTATGGAGTAAAGGACGAACTGAATCATACTTTCAACAAGCCTGACATTCGAAAGCGTGTAGCCACACAAGAAGAGCCAGACGGCTCTCGATCGTTTGAATTGAAGGAGAAGTTCTCTCAAGAGGAACTGAAGGTATTAGGACCAAAAGTAACGCAGGCTGACGTTGATGCGCTTCACTGGCATTCCGTGAAGTGGATTACCAACGTAAAGAACCGTGAGACCTTGGTAAAGAATTCCAACGAGCATTATCCTATCTTCATGCGTGAGTGCTTGATAAGCGAGGCGCATGGTGATGTACCTGAGGAGAAGTTTTATAAAGTGTACGAACCACTCAATTGCGACAAGGGATTTCGTTTCTCGTACACGCCAGCAGGGAAAAAGCCACAACGATTCATCAATGGACTTTCCGAACTGAAAGAAGCCTACCACAAATTCAATGCTGAAGAGGAAAGGGAGTGGCAGCGCACGCACGACGATGACAAGCCCTACAAGCAACAGAAACTGTCTGAAGCTTTTATCTGTTCTGGTGAGCGTGACGCATTGTGCTGCCATTCCATGGGCTTTCATCCGCTGTGGTTCAACAGCGAGACGTATCATATTTCCACCGAGGAATATAAGGAAATCATGAAATACGTGGAGGTGCTTTACAACATTCCTGACATCGACGAAACAGGTATCAGGAAAGGCAAGGAACTTGCGCTCACCTACATAGACATCCGTACGCTTTGGCTGCCAGAATGGCTCAAGAACTACCACGACAACAGAGGAAAGTCACGAAAGGATTTGCGAGACTGGATGGAGCTGCGCTCAGAGAAGAAGGACTTCAAGAACTTGATGAAGTTGGCGTACCCTGCACGCTTTTGGACGGTTTCCTATAACGACAAGGGCAAGGCGAAAGCGGAGATAAACACGGCTTATCTTTACTACTTTCTGAAAATAAATGGCTTCTACATCCTCCGTGATGATAACTCCGACACCTCACGTTTCATCAGGATAAATGGAAACATCGTTGAGCAAATCAAAGCCAATGACATTCGTGAGTTTGTGCGCAAGTGGGTGGTCGACAGGCATGAGGAAGTAATGGTGGTGAACTTGGTGCTGGAAACCTCAAAGCTGCTGCCTGCATCCCTCGAAAGCCTTGATCGCATTGAACTCGATTTCTCCAACTACACGCCACAGAGTCAATTCTTCTTCTTCCCCAACGCAACGGTGGAAGTGAGCAACGACATCGAGGTGAATGGAGGATTCAAGATTAAAGATGGCAAGTCTGACAACTTCAGCAACTTTGTGTGGAAAGAAAACGTCATCGACCACAAGTTCAAAAAGACGGAAAGCATGTTCAAGATAAAGCGCATCGTGGAAGAGGACAGACCACCATACATCGATATTGAGATACTGAATGTGAAGAGCCACTTCTTCGGTTACCTCATCAACACCAGCCGACTGTACTGGAAGAAGGAAACGGAAGACTCGTTTGAGGGGAAGCCTGAAGAGGAAAGGATAGCATATCTGAACAAACATCCGTTCGAGATTGCAGGCGAAGGGCTTGAGCAGTTCGAAATCATGGAGCAGAAGCAAAACCTCATTAACAAAATATTCACCTTTGGCTACATGCTGCACCGCTACAAGGACTTCACGAGAGCTTGGGCGCCCATGGCAATGGACAACAAAATCGGAGAGAACGACGAGTGCAACGGCAGAAGCGGAAAGAGTTTCTTCTTCAAGGTGCTGTCATACCTAATGAAGACAGTAAAGCTGTCTGGCAGAAATCCAAAATTGATGGACAATCCGCACGTCTTCGACCAAGTGAGCCAGCATACCGACTTACTGCTCATCGACGATTGCGACAGATACCTCAATCTTGGGCTGTTCTACGACAATATTACCTCGGACATGACGGTGAACCCAAAGAACAACCATTCTTATACCATACCCTTCGACGACAGCCCAAAGATAGCATTTACCACCAATTACGTACCCTCTGACTTCGACCCATCCACAGAGGCACGATCTTTGTTCATGGTGTTCTCGGACTGGTACCACCAGAAGACAGAGACGAACGATTATTACGAAACTCGTTCTATTCGCGATGACTTCGGAAAGACGCTTTATGCCTATGACTATTCGGAGGAAGACTGGAACAACGACATTAACTTTTGGCTGCAATGTTGCGCCTTCTACCTCAGCGTCATGGAGACGAACGTCAAGCCACAGCCACCAATGAACAACATCATACAGCGGAAGTACAAAGCCGACATGGGCGAGAACTTCGAAGACTGGGCAAACGGTTACTTCTCGTTGGAGAGCGATCACCTTGACACATACCTCGAGCGTGACGTGGTATTCAACGAGTACACGAATTATGCTAACGTCAACAGGCTCACCATGCAGAGCTTCACCAAGAAGCTGAAAGCATTCTGCGAGTATTGCCCATGGGTAGATTGTCTGAACCCGACAGAGCTTTGCAATGCCTCTGGGCGAATACAGCAGCGCATAGACGTAACTCCCGGCATAAAGAAGGTGAAGGACATGATTTACGTAAGGAGTAAAAAAGGAGCAGAAGGTGAAATAAAAGAACCCGAGCAAAGCGCATTAGACTTTGAGGATGAAACGCCATTTTAGCAGCCTCCCCCAACCCCTCCAAAGGAGGGGAGAGCAACCAGCTGGAGACTATCAACTTGTAAACTCATCAACTTGTGAACTCATCAACTCGTGAACTAAAAAGACTGTTATAATCGTTATTGAACATTTTTCTGGGGCGGCAGCACTGCGTGAGTAGTGTTGCCGCTTATTGTTTTACGAGTAAATGGTGATAGTAGACGAGTTGACAAGGAGACAAGTTGATAGTCCTTTTTAGTTCACAAGTTCACAAGTTTACGAGTTGATAGCTTTCAAGCAAAAAGTCTATTTACTTGTTTACTCGTCAACTCGTCAACTTGTAAACTAAAAAGCCAACATTGTAAACATTTTTCAGCAAAATCGCTCCTCACCAAGCAATCACCCCCAACATCCCCCAAGCTTTTTTGTCCGAAAACTTTGTTACTTTGTAACAGATGTTTGAAAAACTTTATAACTAATTGAAAATAAAGAGAATAAGAGAAATAAAAGTTGTAACAAACTTGCGTAACAAACTGTAACAAACTAAAATAAGTTTGTTACAGCAATCTTCCACCAGTGTCATGTAACAAATATTCTTGTGCTGTAACAAAGTTGCAACTTGTTTTGTAAAAAATGTGACAACATGAAAATCAGTAGGTTACAAGATTTGTAACAACTTATAACGTGTAACAAACTTTTCTGACAAACTTAGAACAGAACAGAAAAAGACTAAGAAAAAGAAGAAGTCAGAAAGAGTGATAAACGTAAGTTTGTAAAAATAATTCAGCAAAAAGCGATGAAGTTTGAGTCCAGTTTGTTATTATTGTAACATTTTCCTACCTTTGTGGGAAATCTATATTACATCATGAATAAGTTTGTCTTCTACCTACCTGTCAAGCCATTCATCGGACAATGGCTCACCAACCATTACGGCTCGCCAGTCGTCTTCCCAGCACGCTCGGTCGAAAATGCTTGCATCAGGAGATTTGTGGGACTGAACCCAAAAGGGCATATACCCAAAAAGCCCATGGAAGAACATGTGGTGGTGGTCATTCCCGACAACAAGCACAAGAAGCCACTTTGCTGGAACTACATGTCAAAGTCGGCGTGCAATGCCTTGCTCGAGCTGGTAGAAGACAACTTCATGATGCAGATGTGGATAGAGCTCAACGAAATGACACGGTGTGGGTGTACGATTCTCAACTGTGTAAGGGCATGGTGTGAAAACAACGGTATCTCCACCGATTACGACTACACCATCAAGATGCGCTATCAACGCATGCGTAAGACTTATATGGAAAAAGGAGTGGTGCTGATGCGTACGTCAAGGGCATCATCAAGAGAATAAACAATTTTTTTTGCGAAATTCGTTCCTACTATAATAGGATATTTATTCGCAAGCGTTTGCTTTTATTTTACACATTTTTAAAATATGAGGATGACGAAAATAATAAAGAAGGTTGAGCGGGTAGATTGCTCATCTATAGGTGATGAATTGAAAAATGGACTAATTTTGCCAAATGTCATACGTTCTTTACCATGGAAGGAAATAGACATCAAACGGCACGCAGAAGTCTCCGTGGTGCAAAAAATAGTGGAAAAAGAGGTGATTTTCGAAGTAAACGCCAGATTTTACACCTGTCAGGACATGGAGACGAATGGATATGGAGTGTATAAATTTGATATCGTTGGTGGAAGAACAATCATCGTTGGCTGCGGAAAGAGACCTTTTGTCGAAACAAGTGTCAGAAAATTTTATCCAGAGAAAGCGAGTGATGCACAATGGAATGAAGTAAAGATTCAATGGAAAACTAAGTTTCCAATTCCCGAAATATAGGGCTTCATGTGTTTTACACCTTATATAATATGCCATACCTTTGTTGAAAACAATCAAGCAAATGGAATACGACATCGTTATCAATGGAACCATTGGCGGCTGGGATTGCCTGTCCACAGGATATGTGAAATACCTGCTTGACCAAAAGAAAAACAAGGAAGTTCATGTGGCATTCTGCTCACTCGGTGGATATGTGAAAGACGGACTTGTGTTGAATCAATTGTTCAAAGACCATGGCAATGTACATGCGCACGCATTTGGAATGAACGCCAGCATCTCTACCATAGCCATGCTCGGCTGCAAGTCGATAGACATAGTGAAAGGAAGCTTTTTCCTTATCCACAACACGTCAACACTGGTGTTGAAATATGATAATCAGAACAAGGAGCAGCTGGATGAGTTCATCAAGGAGATGACACAGCAGCGCAACAACCTAAGTACCTTCGATGACGTGCTGGCGCAAATGTATGCCGAAAGGTCAGGTAAGACCAAGGAGGAATGCGCTGCACAGATGAAGAAGGGCAACTGGCTCTCTGCCGAACAAGCATTTGAGTTTGGACTGGTGGACGAGATACGAAAGGATGAGAACGACGACCGTGTGACGAACATGTACCATGCGCAGCTCAACGCATATAAATATGACAATCAATTACTAACAGATGTGGGTATACCGCCGTTGCCAAAGGAAATGACCGAAGAAGGCAAGGGCAATCCAACTCAGAGTTTTTTGCAAAAGACGTTGCAAGAGCTCAAGAACCTGCTTCTATCTAACAACGTCGATAAACAAAATATGAGTGAATTGAAGACAGATGCTATCGAGAAGGCTTTGGGTGTCGACTCGATAGAAGTGAAAAACGATGTCATCTCTCTCACAGCTGAACAAGCAAAGCTGCTCAACGAGAAGCTGAGCAATGTGCAGGAGGAAGAGAGAAAGGACGAAGAGAAAAACGAGGACTCGCCAGAAACAGACAAGACTTCCTCTGAGCAATTGGAAAATGTGATGAAGGAGATTGAGAACTTGAAAAAAGAACTCAAATCGAAAGACGAGCAAATCGAGAACCTCAAGAAGTCAGCTGGAACGCAAGACGAAACTGAGGAAAACCCAAAGAATGAAGCCCCAGCACTCACAGCAAGTGCCATCTTTAACTCTGTAAAAAACGTATAACCATGGGAGAAACTACATTGAAAGTGGGTGATGTGAATTTCACCCCGGAAAAATTGTCTAAGACTTTCCAAACTTACCGAAAGGAACTCATCGTGCAGCCCATGCTCGCCATGGATGCACTTCTCAAGCACTGTTCTGTTCGCACAGGCATCCGCTACCGTGAGACGGTAACTGAGATGAGCGGAAAGTTCGAAATAGGAAACTACAAAAAAGACAAAGAGCATAAAGCGGACGTCAATTTTGACGGTCGTGTGCTGGAAACGTTCTTTGGAAACTGCATTGAAACTATTGATCCTAATGCCATCTACCAAAGCATTTGGGGAAGCGACATCACCAAGGGTGACGGGCTGAAAAATGTACCCTATGCGGTTCAAGTATGTGCCTACATCCTCAAGAAGTTGGGCGAACGCCTGTACACCAACGCTTTCACTGCAAAGCACGATGGTTCAGTGTTCGACAAAACGGCATCGTTCTTTAATGGCTTCAAGACCATCATCGATAAGGACATCAAGGGTGAGAATGAGAACAAGAAGGTGTACATCTCCAAGGAACTGGGCAACCTCTTCGAGCTGACCGACTCCATCACAAAGGAGAATGCGGAGGATGCGCTGAAAGACTTCTACTGGGGAGAGAACATTTCGGAGGTATTGCGTGGACAGAACCTCAAGCTGTTCGTCAACACTCGGGTATATCACTACTACACCGAGGCATATCAGACACGTCATGGCGCACTGCCTTACAATCAGTCGTACGACAAGCGCACGCTCGAGGGAGCGGAGAACGTGGAGATTGTACCGCTGTCGTGTGTGCCAATGGACTTCATGCTGCTGACGCCTAAGACGAACATGCTGCTGTTGTACAACCAGAAGTCGTCAGACGAGAACTTCATCGTGGAGCGTTCGTTGAAGAACCACTACGATGTAGACTTCATCGCAAACATGTTCTTCGGCGTTCAGTTCGAGAGCGTGTCGCCAGAGGTGTTTGCCGTGGCACAGAAAAAGTTAGTGTAAACAGGGTTGGGTGGCTTGAATACTGAGCCACCAACCTTTAATCAACGTAGAATAATAAAACGAAAAAATATGGCAAAATGTAAAGAGAATGCCTCGATTTACGAGGATTTGGAAAAATGCCCTGGACAGAAAAAGCTGCCTGGCATCCGTGACATGGTGTATGGCGCATCTAAGCGTGACATCGTGAATTATCCGTCCATATCGGATGCTCCTGCCAACCTCAAGGAAGCTGTGTCGTACAAAGGTGACTTCACCCTCGCAGCCGACAAGTATTTCCACAAGGTGGGTATCGTCAAAGACAATGGTCAGCTGCAGGTAGAGAGTCAGGGTGTTGATGGCTGCAAGACGTTTAAGAGCACGCTGCACTTCGGCATCCCAGGAACAGAAGAGGAAGCCACTGGCTACATCGACCGTGCCAACAACGATGAGATGATCTACATCTTCTTCCAGCGAAACGGAAAAGCAAGGGTCATTGGCTCTGAAGACTTCACTCCCGAGCTGGCACTGAAGCAAGACACTGGAAAAACGGCAACCGATTCCAACGTCACCAGTGTGGAAGCCGTATGCACAGACTTGCATCCTGCGCCTTTCTATGTAGGAAAAATCCATACCAAGGATGGCGACATCGATGGTGCCACCGGGAAAATGTTGGCTTCCGTGTCAAGCAATCCAAGTAGTGGGGGTTCTCATTAAGGTATAGATTGTTCAGGATAACTCATACGAAAAAAAATTAAATCAACAAGGGAGACAATCATAGCGAGCAATCGTGAAAGGTTGCCTCCTTTTTAAATTTCAAAAAAATGGATAAAACACTTACAGATAAAATTGTGGCTTGGCTCAATGCGCCAGCACATACAGAGGATGCCGACATCATGGAAGGGGCGCTCATGCTATTGCAGCTCAATCGTAACCGAATGCTGTACATGACGATTTCCACCAATCCAAAACGTTTCTTGAAAACTGTGGAATACGAGCTCAAGAAGTTTCTACCGTTACGAATGAAGGGTAAGACCTGTCAGGACGTGAGACGTGAGGCTGACGAGTTCTTGAGTGAGTTGCGAGAGAATGGCATTGACAAAGAACAGTCTGAAGGGCAAGACGAAACGTCTGGAACTGACGAAACTGATGACACGGTGGCTCCTGTTCGCAATGGCAAGCGAGAGGATCACGACCAGCTGCCACAGAACATTCGTGACATCTGGGAAGCCAACGCTGAACGGTGGAAACGCATCAAGGAAATGTACAATACATGTCTTTCCATCGAAAACCCATGCGACCTCGAGGAGAACCTCAAGGTGTTGAAGGAAACTTATTATGCCTATAAGGCTGACTATGCTCGTTACGACAGTTTTACGTTTAAGAACGAAGGAGATAAAAGTGAAGAGGACGGCGCATCCGATGACTTGAAGACGCTCAAGGACATCAACAACGCACGTTCATACATCAGCAAGAACGTAGACAAACTTTTGGCTTTGAAAAAAGAAGCATTGAGGGATGGCGCCTCCGATGAACAAACCAATGCTTATCAATCGCTCTTGTCTTCCATGACGCAGCGTGTACAGACACTCGTTGACAACGGACAGGTCATGGGTGAAGACTTGATGAACAAGCTACAGGCAACAGGCATCAACTTGCGAGCAAGCCAGCCCAGCGAAGAAAACGTGAAAGCTGATGAGTAGAGGAAAGTGCATCGACAGCTTGTTGATGCCTTTGAGTACCGCACGCACACAGTACTATTTGGGTACTGGCTTACATACGCTCGGTTTGCTGGGGTGGATTCTCCAGCAAACCGGGCATGCCGATGTGTATGTCAGTACCTTCTCTACCAGCGAGGCGTTTCTTTCTGGCTTCTTGCGCTTGCGAAACAAAGGACTTGTAGACAAGGCGACGCTCGTTGCCGACCTAAAGGCTTCACGCAAGACACTACAGCTATACAAGCTCATGAGCAATTGCTTTGACCATGTTTATCTGTCACAGAACCACTCAAAGGTTGTGCTGGTGCAGAATGAATCTTATACCGTTACTGTCATCTCTTCTCAAAATCAGACTTACGGAGACCGAGCCGAGTGTACCATGGTGACAACTGAACAGAGTGCTTTCTTGGACATTTACACAGGACTTGACAGAATCATTAAAAACAAAAGCGTTGAAATCAATGGAGTATTCGAACGAAAAACTGAACGAGATAGAAAGACTTGCCAGCAAAATGTTGACACCGACACAGATTGGCGTCCTTTTGGATATTGAAGAAACGGAAATAAGAGATGATGTCAATACAGTTGGGCATCCTGCTCGTAAAGCCTTTATGAAAGGCTACACGAGAACCGTATTGGAAATGAACCAAGACATAATCGATGCTGCACAAGTTGGCTCTCCGTTCGCACAGCAAAAACTTGAAGGCTTGCGTGATAATGTCAGAAATGAATTGTATATTTAGTAGACGAGGAGACAAGTTGACGAGTTGACAAGTAAATAGATATTTTGCTTATAAGCTATCAACTCGTAAACTTGTCAACTCGTAAACTCGTAAACTTAAAAACTCAAAAACTCCCTTCCTCCATGCCCCTCCCCATCAACATAGACCTATACTCCAAGCTCATTGTTCTGGATGAAAACGAACTCATGCAAAAAGGAGTCGCAACTGCCATACGTGAGCGATTACAGCGATTGCGTGCCTTGTATGCCTATTGGTTGAAGTTCCCGGGCAAGACAAACAATGAGGTGGTGGAATACAACATCAAGATGTTCAAGATTGGTCGCTCACAGGCATACGATGACCTGCGCCTGACGCAAGTGCTGTTGGGAAGTCTGCAACAGGCTTCTAAGGAATTCATGCGCTGGAAAATCAACCAAGACTTGGAACACGACCTCAGTTTAGCTCGGGAGAAAGGAGACATGCGTGCCGTGGCGTCGATAGAGAAGGCACGCATACAGAACAACCGAACGGACAAGGACGAGGAACAGGAACTGGAATTTGAGAAAATCGTGCCACAACAGTTTGTACCAACCGATGACCCTACGGTCATTGGAATTACAAAGGTGGCAGGACTGCGAGAGAAAATAAGGAAACTTGAGCGCAAGTACCGTAAGGACTTGATGGAAGATACGCAATACGAGGAGGTGACAGCCGATGAATAAGGAAGAACAAAACAGACAATACTTTAACGACCCGCAACTGTATGCACTGCTCATGAACACGCGTGACGAGGTGATAGTCGCTGGGCGCGGAATGGGAAAAGGTGCCATACAGGCGGGTCGTTTGCAATCGTGCTTTCAAGGGATGCCTGGCTCAATGGGAGGATTTGTCTCACCATCCGTCAAGCGTTGCCTGACCAACATTCTGCCGTCCATGCTCATACACCTCGAACGGTGGGGTTTCAAGCGCGACCTGCATTATGTGGTGGGAAAGAAACCATGGAAAGACCTTCATTGGAAGTCGCCGATATTCACTCCTGCCAACTGGGAGAACACCATCTCTTTCTACAACGGTTCGGTGTGTAACATCATCTCGCAAGACCGTACCGGAACATCCAACTCCATGTCGCTCGACTACCTCATCATTGACGAAGCAAAGTTCATTGACTTTGAAAGGCTGAAAGACGAGACTTTTCAAGCCAACCGTGGAAATGAACAGTACTTCAGGAACTTTCCGCTGCACCATGGCATGACCATCACTTCCGACATGCCCGTAACCAAGCGTGGCTCGTGGTTCTTGAACTATGCAGACAGCATGGATAAGGAGGTGGTCGAGGTTATCGAGGGATTAGTGTATGCCAGATGGCGAACGCTCAATAAACAAACGGTAGGCAATGCCGAAGCTGTGGAAAGACGAATAAAAGAAATAGACAGGCAACTCAATGCCTTTCGCTCACGCTGCCTGCTGTACAAGGAATATTCCTCCATTCAAAACCTCGCCTTATTGGGCGAGGAGTTCTTTCGACGAGCAAAGCGAGACTTGCCGCCACTCACCTTCAACACCTCCATTATGTGCAAGCGCATAGCCATTTCCACCGATGGCTTTTACGGTGGAATGCGTGAAAACGTCAATCTGTACACTGCTCCCAACGAAACGGTGTTGAACGTTTGGAACATGGAACAAGGCGGCATTGTTGATGACTGTCGTGCGGATGCCGACCTTGACCCATCGCTGCCGCTGATTCTTGCGTTCGATGCCAATGCCAACATCAACTGGATGGTGGTGGGACAAGAAGGCAAGGACGGAAAGCTCCGCATCTTAAAATCGTTCTTCGTGAAGTACGAACGCAAGATGCCCGAGCTAATGGATGACTTCAACGCCTACTATCGTTACCACAGGCGCAGGCGAGTAGTATTCTATTACGATGCTACCTTTATAGGCAATGCCTATGGCACGCATGCCGAACCGTTCTACCGCATCATCATCAACGCACTGCGAAGAAACCAATGGAGCGTTCGGGCAAAATACATTGGCAAGCCCATGAACCACATCCAGAAAAATGCGCTCATCAACCGAATGTTCAGGGGGCGAGCCAAGCATCAAGTACTTATCAATCGTGACAACAACCCCGACTTGCTCATCTCCATCACCTCTGCCGGTGTGTGCAACGGAAAGAAAGACAAGTCGGGAGAAAAGCTTGCCGAAACAGAGGAGGACAAACTGGAAAGCCGCACCGATGGCTCAGATGCCTTCGACACGCTGTGCATCGGTGTAGAAAACTACCCCATCCCCTCTTGACGCTCCACCATCACCAACGTCATTTCCTGACGAACATTGTCAACTCGTCAACTAAAACAGTATTTTTATCCCCCACTTCACAGGGCTATCTTTGAAAAAAAATCAAGGATAGCTTTTTTTATGGCAAGAAACACGCAAGAATTTGAAACTGTCGTAAGGCTCAACGCACAGCAGGCAAAGGATGAGTTGAAAACCATGCAAGAACGCTTGGACGAGCTGAAACGCAAGAAAGACAGCTTGTTAAGTGGCAAGGACTACGATGCGAAAGACCTCCGCACGCTCAACAAGGAGATAAGGCAGCAGAGTGCCGCTATCAAGGCATTCGGAAGCAGCGTGCAGGACACCATTCACACGCTCAGCAACTTGGACAAGGCAAGTCTCGGTGAACTGCAAAAGTCGGTGCGCAACCTCAGGCGGCAGATGGCGAACGTCACTAACCAGGAAGAGTTCCGACAATTAGATGCACTCATGCAGAAAGCCAACGCACGCATCCTTGAACTCAAAGGCTCGGCTGGAGAGGCGGCAACGGAGACAAGGCGTGTGGCAGAGGCGGCAAAGACGGTCAACGCCGTCTTGGCGAATGTCAATGGGGCATCGCTGTCTGAACTCCGCACGGCGGCAGCTGCCATCCGAGAGGAGATGGAGAAGACCAAGCCTGACACGAAAGCGTATCAGGCGCATGCCGAGAACCTCAAGAAGGTCACCACTCGTATACAGGAGGTCAACGAACGACAAAAACAAGTGAACCTCACCATCGACAAATACGACAAGGAGATACAGCAACTCACGAAAGACCAAGCGGTGGTGGCAAGAGAGAACAAGGTCATCGACCAAACGCTGAGAAACCTCAGTGGGGCAACCATGCGCGACTTGGAATATGCCCTGCAGATGGTCAACGAGCAACTCCGTGAGACAAACCATGGTACAAAGGCGTTCGATGAGCTGGCGGAGAAGTCAAGGCGACTGAAAAAGCAGATAGCAGAGGTCAACGACCAACTCAAAGCACCCGAGCAGCGCAAAGGACTCGTCAGGGGGGTCATCGACGGACTGAACAAGAACTGGGGGGCTGTCGTGCAGGGTTGGGCAGCACTCACCGGGCTCACGCAGACGGTGCGCATGTGCTCCGATGCTTTCGCCTCCATGGAGGATGTCATGGCGAACACCCGAAAATATACGGGGCAGACGGATGAGCAGGTGCGAGAGATGAACGAGGACTTCAAGAAGATGGACACACGCTCGTCGCGCGAGCAGCTCAACGAGCTGGCCGGGGCGGCAGGTCGCTTGGGCATCACCTCCAAGGAGGGCATCGAAGAGTTCGTTGACGCGGCGGACAAAATCAGCGTGGCGTTGGGCGATGACCTCGGGGATAAGGCGGTGGATCAAATCGGAAAGCTAACAATGGCGTTCGGTGAGGATAAACGCATGGGACTAAGGGGGGCAATGCTTGCCACGGGTTCAGCTGTCAACGAACTTGCGCAGAACTCCTCAGCACAAGCAAACTACCTCGTGGAGTTCACGGCTCGTGTGGCAGGTATCGGCAAGCAGTTCGGGCTCACCCAGACGCAGATCATGGGCTTTGGTGCGGTACTCGATGAGAATATGCAGAAAGACGAGATGGCGGCAACGGCATTCTCGCAGCTGCTCACGAAGATGACCACCAATACCAAGAAGTTCGCTAACATTGCAGGCATCGAGGTGGGCAAGTTCTCCAAGATGCTCAAGGAAGACGCCAACGGTGCGGTTCTCACGCTCTTGGAGTCGCTGAAAAAGAAAGGCGACTTCCAAGTACTCGCCAAGATGTTTCAGGACATGGGACTTGACGGCACGAGGGCGACAGGCGTACTCACCACGCTCGCCGACAAGATAGACCTCGTGAAGAAGCGGCAGCAACTCGCTAACGATGCTTACCGTCAGGGAAAGTCTGTCATCGATGAGTTTGACGTGCAGAACTCTACGGTACAGGCGAACCTTGACAAGGCGAAAAAGAGTTTCCACGAACTCACCATAGAGCTGGGCGAGAAACTCCTGCCCATCGCCAAGTATGGTGTCACCACGGCTTCCTACACCGTCATGGCGTTGAGTGAGCTCATCAACTTCTCCACAAAGTATTGGAAGGTGCTGGTGCCGCTTGGGGCGGCAATCGCCACTTATACCTTGTTGTTGAAGTTAAAAGCATTCGAGGAGAAAGAGAGCAAGGTGCTGAAGATGTGGCACATCGCCAAAGATATTTATCACACGACAATCATAAAAGCAAAGAATTTACATCTCAAAATTTCCTCGACATACTACGCACTGCTCACTGGCAAAATCTCGTTGGCAACGGTGGCGCAAACGTTGTTCAACAAGGTGGTGAAGGCGAACCCTTATGTAGCAGTGGCAACGGCAATGGCAGCACTCGTGGGTGTCATCGTCGCCTTCATCAGCAAGACGGACAAGGCGACCGAGGCGCAAAAGGAACTGAACAAGGTAAATGCAGAAGCTGCCACACAGTGCCGCTCCGAAATCGTTGAGCTGTCCAAGTTGTTCGAGGTGGCTAAGGACAAGACGCTCTCAGATAAGGCGAGAAAAGAAGCAATACAAAAGTTGCAAGAGAAATACCCGGGCTACCTCGATAATCTCTCCTTAGAGAATATATATTCCCAGAATGCGGCAAAATCAATTGAAAACCTAACCAATATGATTTTGGCGCAAGCGAAAGCAAGGGCTTACTTGGCAAAGGTGGAAGAAATTGAGCGAAAAAAGGAGGAGGTGAACGAAGAGTACTTGGAAAGTTTCTGGGGGAAGTTATGGCATGGGTTCAAAGCTCGTGTAAAAACCAGCTGGGATACATTAAAAAGAGGTCCTGGCGGAAAACAAGGAGATTACGAAAAAGAAGTAGATAAAAATCTCAAAGCCGAACTTGAAGCCGACCTAAAGGAGTTGGACAAAAAGCAAACGTACTTCGAGAAATTGTATAAACAAAAATTGACGGAGACAACGAAGATGTCGGCACAACAAGGCGGTGGCAAAAGTTCCAAGCCGGGAGGTGATGACCCCAACGGTAACGGTGGCGACTATATAAGCAATAAAGAGCTAAAGGCGCAAGCCAATGCCGAACGAAAGCGTGAGGCATTGCAACGCAAGCAGGAGGCACTGCGAAAGAAAAACCTAAAGGATGCCATACAGGCGCAAAAGGCACTCACCGATGCCGAACTGGTGGAGAACTACCGCAAGTACGCGCAAGGAGAAATTGATTTGCGAACGTTCCGAAAAAAGGAAAAGGACATCAAGATGCAATCGCTCGATGAGCAGATACGCATCAATGGCGCAGAGTCGGAAGAAGCAAAGGCTTTGCTAAGAAAAAAGGAGGAACTCCTCATGAAGTACAACGATGACGTGCGACGCATGACCGAAGAGGAGATAAGGTACAGGCATGACTCCCTCGCCCTGCAGCTGCAAAGTGAGTTCGAGCAGAAGGGAAAGTCGCTCTATCAGAATCAAGAGGCACTCAACGAGGCGTTGTACCAAAACGAGCTGGATGCACTCATCGAGAGGCAAGGGCTGTACAACAAGGGAACACAGGAATACCTTGACCTTCAGGCGGAGATCGAGCAGCGAGAGGGCATGCACAAGATTGAGAATGCAAGGCATTATCAGGAGTTGCTCTCACAGCTGCAAGAGGAATATGGCGAAAAGGACGTGGATAAGCAAAAAGCCCTGGCGGTCAATAGGCTCAATTGGATGGAGCAATACGAACTTCATCAGATGGAGAACCTGTACAAAGAGGGTGAGCTGCAGCACGAGGATTACGAGAAACGCAAAACGGAGATCACCTCGAAATATGCGCAATACAGAAAAGCGGTGGAGTTGCAGTTCGAATGGCGTCAGAGCGAACAGAACTTGAACGATGCCAAGGGCGAGAAGTTCAAGCGCAGGGTGGACAAGGTGCACAAGACGGCTGACAACAAAGCCAAGGCGGACTATCAGAACGAACATCCCAACGGTCAGTCCGTCTCCGACTACTTCACCGCCGACATCGTGCAGTTCTCGTCTGTCATGGAGAACATCCGAAAGATGGAGGCAAATGGCGTCATCTCGCACCAAGAGGCAATGGCGGCAATGGGACAGGCAACGGCGGACATGGTGGACCAGATGGGGCAGAAGTTCCAAATGGCGTACGAAGCGATAACGCCTATCATGAACGCCATGTCGTCGTATTATGCCGCACAGTCAGACTACGAGCAGAAGGTCACGCAGCAAAAGTACGACCGCATGATCAAACATGCTGGCAAAAACGCGACGCTGGCAAGGAAGCTCGAGGACAAGAAGCAAAAGGAACTGGCGAAGATAAAGACGAAATATGCGCGCAAGGAAGCCAACATGCAGGTGGCGCAAGCCATCGCACAGACGGCGTTGGGTGCCGTCTCGGCGTATGCGTCCGTCATGAGGGGCATCCCTGCGCCGGCCAACTTGGTCATGGCTCCCATTGCCGCAGGACTGGCAATAGCGGCTGGCGCCATACAAATTGCCACCATCAAGAAGCAGCAGCAGGCTCAAGAGGCTGGTTACTACGAGGGCGGATTTACAGGCGGAAGCGACTACCGCCGCAAGGCTGGCATCGTACACCAAGGCGAGTTCGTTGCCAACCACAGGGCGGTTAACAACCCACAACTCTTGCCTGCACTCCAGTTGATCGACAGGGCGCAGCGCAACAACACCATCGGAATGCTCACGGCGTCGGACGTGTCGCAGTCGTTGGGAACAGGCACTACCGTGGTTTCCGCACCAACGGTGAACGTCCAGACCGATAATGCGGAGCTGAGCGGTGTCATAGGCAAGATGAACGAAACCTTAGACCGCATGGGTGCCTTGCTCGACGGCGGCATCACCGCCATCTTCTCCATGCACGACTTTAAAAAAGAAGAACGTCACTGGGACAAACTGCAACAGAATAAGTAAATAGGTAGCCTCCCCAAACCCCTCCAAAGGAGGGGGGAACAGACAGATGGAGGGATAACGACTCGTCAACTCGTCAACTTGTCAACTAAAGAACTAAAGAACTTATCAACTCATGAACTCAAAAACTCCTAAACTAAAAGGCATTCTGTGGCGAGCAGGCGTGAACGGCTGTGGTGTGTTCGGCATCAAGCCGCCTTTCTTCGACAAATTTCAAGCGTGCTGTGAATTGCACGATGCGATGTATGACTTAGGCGGTGACGGTAAAGAAAGGTTCAAAGCCGACAAAAGGTTGCTCGTGGATATGGTGGAAAGAAGTACAGGCTCTTGGCTCATGACGTGGTGCTTTATTTACTACCTGTCTGTAAGAATGTTTGGCTGGTTGTTTTTCAATTATCAAGTAGGAGCCCCTCCCGACCTCCCCAAAGGGGAGGAGAACAGATAGACGGGGGGTATCAACTTGTCAACTATTAACTTGTAAACTAAAAGAAATCTCGAGGGAAGATTTTGTAAAACTAAAAATATATGCAAAGAAATACGAAAGAATGGATACAATACGGCTCAGCGATAGCCTTGCTAACAAGTGGTGTAGCAATGGCTTTCTTGAGCTTCTTTTTGAATGACGGCGACTTAAAAGATAGCGTACTTTGGTACGTTAGTCAAACGCTCGTGTACGCTGGTTCTATCTTTGGCGTCGGCATTTACGTGCAGAGCAAGTGGGGAGAGGTAAAAAACTATGTAGACAAACGTCTGCGTGATAATATTGATGAAAATGAAATTCAGAGCAAGTAAGCTGTTAATACAGAAGCTAAAGGAATTTGAGGGGCTTCGATTGGTGGCGTACAAGCCAACGAAAGCCGAGCGGTGGTACACAATTGGCTACGGACACAGTGCAGGCGATGTGCGTGCAGGAATGCGCATCACAGAGGGAAATGCAGAAGAGCTGCTCAAGCGTGACCTTTTCTTTGTGGAGAAGTTCATAAACGGAATACCAAAGGTAAAGACACAGGGACAGTTCGATGCGTTGGTTTCGTTTACCTACAACGTTGGCGTTGGCAATCTGAAAAAGTCTACCCTACTTAAGAAAATCATGCACGATACGCCCACGGCAGAGATACAGCGTGAGTTCATGAAGTGGGTGTACAGCGGGGGAAAACGGCTGGACGGACTGGTGAAAAGAAGAAGATGGGAAGCGCAAAGGTGGAGAGAATGAAAAAGATACTATTTTTATTTTTTATACCCATAACACTGACTGGCTGCAAGACTGTTAAGTTTGTGCCTGTGCCAGAGTACCACACCTTGTACAAGACGAGGGTGGACACGGTGCAGCGATGGGACAGTATTTATTTTCGTGATAGCGTGTTCATAGCTGCAAAAGGTGATACTGTGTATCTGACAAAGACGCATTGGCGTGAGCGGTTTAGAAACGTGTACAATGTAAAGGTAGACACCGTAATGCAGCGTGACAGTATTCGTGTGCCTTACCCTGTGGAAAAACCGCTTACCAAGTGGCAGCGGTGGAAGATGGACGCTGGCGGCTGGGCTATGGGCGCAGTGGTTGTGCTGATTATCTTGCTTGTTATGAGATTGTTCAATATACGGATTATATAGTAAAGTGTAAACAAATCTTTTATTTATTGATTTAATATTTAATTAAAGTTAAATAGTGATATATTTTAGTGTAATATTTCGCTGTTTCAATTTTTATTGCTATCTTTGCCATAGAAAATTAAAACAACAACTAAAAATAAAAGATTATGAAAGATTTTATGGTTAAGTATTGCGAAACTGTTTGTTTTGCTCATCCACTTGAAAGTCTGAACACAACACCAGCTCATTGTGTTTATGAAAAGTATTTTGACACATTGGAAGAAGCTCTTGCCTTTGCAGAGCAAGAAGAAAAAGCGTGTACCTTACCAAAGGTAAGCGAGCTTGATTTTAGCCCTACAGAAGATGAATACAACAAATACGTTACGTTTGTAGACGTATTAAAGGTGAACTACGATGAAGATGGTGAGTTTGAAGATACTGAAATTATAGACAGAAAAAACGTCATTGAGTTTTGGATTGAAGATTAAAAAGCAGCAACGGCATCTGCCTGCTCGGTTGGTGCCGTTAAAATTATAGTAAAGATGACAGAGACAGAAGAAAACGTTATCGAACTTTACAAAAAGAAAACACCCATTACAAAGATTGTCGCTGCTACTGGCATATCATCTGCAGGTGTGTATAGAATTTTGTCGAATTTCGAGATACCTTTACACAGTGGAAAAAAAACATATCAACACTCTGTAATGTTTGATGCAGAAACAGAACAGCTGCTACAACAGGCGAACCCTGCGAATATATCCGCATGGGTGTGCGAGCAAATTAAAGAGAATAATCAATAATAAGAAAGATGACTGTAACTGGTTTTGTTTTACTATAAATAGCTTGCCTCCTCGTCTACTTGTAAACTCGTCAACTAAAAGACTATCGTGTAAAATAATTTCGTAATAACAAAGCTATCATTTTCTTGGCTTCAAGAAAATGATTGTTTTGCCTCACAGCCCTTGCCTTTCGCTTCCAAGAGTGAAAGGCAAGGGCGTTTTTTGCAATATTCGACGCCCCGAATGTTGCAAATCACAGAGAAAAACACGCATTTTGCGAGGTTTTTCCACACCTAAAAAACATAAACCCCACGTTCCCAACGTGTTATGTTTTCAACGTGCGCATCCCTGCGCACTTCCCTGACAGGTCAGCCCTCACCGCCCTGCAACGGCTTGGCAATTGCCTCGCTTATATTTAGCGGAATATGTAAAGGATTTTCAATATATAAAAATATAGCTATCATCGGTCTGAGAAAATTATAGTTTATTTTTGGTGAAAGTATTAAGCAATGTCCTAACCTTAGAAAAATAGTCACCTTAATCGGTGACTATTTTATCCAAAATCATTTTACTTGCTTTTTCTACATCCATTAAAATCTTAAGAATGAAGTTAGGTTGCTCTTTCAGACATTTTATCCAAGAATCCAAATATGTAGCATTTTCATCGATTAAAGATTTACTAAAACCAAGCATTTGCGCAACTCTTGCAGAACCAAGTTCTGCAATAATTTCTTCAACAGCATATTGCTTATCTCCAAACTTCTTTCCAAATGTACGATTTAACCGATCTTGCTTACCAGTAGAGTGCATCATTTCATGAATGAGTGTAGCATAGAAATTCTCTCCGTCTTGGTAGATTTCATCTTTGGTACTACTAATTTTGAATTGCTCTTTCATTGGAATAACTATTCTATCTGATTTAAGATCATAAAACGCCTTGTCGTGTGGAGTTGTATAGACGATAGGACATAGCCATTTTTGTTCTTTCAACATATAATCTATTGCCTTGTTCGAATACATGCCTGTCGCATCTGAGGAAATCTGTTTATAGAAAAGTTTTTTGAACGTAAGTTTTTTTTCAGGGAATTTTTCAAAGTAGTTAGTCTGTTCAATGTTGAATACTTGGTAGTTTTTCAGAAACCAGATTTTTGCACAGTTATCCTGTTCATTTCTCAGCATATCTTTGTACTCTACATTAGTAATTCGTTTACCATCTTTATAAAAATTGCAATCCCAAAATATAATTGGTATTGACTTTTCGCCTTTGTTGATATGCACGCCTACCTTGTTAGCTTGTTTAAGCGTGCAATAAACTGGCAGTTCGTACTCATTCATCTCATAGTGCATGGCAAGCATCATGTTATTAATGCCATGATAGTTGCTTCCAGAAATGTTCATAGGCGTATTTCCTAATGTAACATTGAACCATTTTTTCCTCCATGGTTTCTCTTTCATCTCTTCCATTTTCTGAATCATCATATTAGCAAACTCTGTTAATACTTTTTCGTTTCTCGTTGTCAGTTTCATAATCTTTTTATTTTTAATCCATATTTGTCAGCTGAATATAGCTGATGTTTATCATTTCTTGCATTGCAATTTGTTCAGCTTCATTCATAGCTTCGGTAAAAGACTTAGCCATAATTTCAAAACTAAGATACTCGTCTTCCTCACCATAGGCTTCAACATGATAAATACTATCAACCAATTGTGTGCTATCATTGTAAGAGCTAACAATGCTGTTACTTTTAATGCGTGATGTGAAAGTTGTTGTTGTCATAATAATAATTTTAAATTGTTAGAATTTTTATTTTTTACATGCAAAAGAAAACAGCACTTGAAAGTCCTAAAATGCAAGAGATGACCGATAAAATTTTTGAGAAAATAGGAAATAGGCAAGCCTGCCCCTATTATCTTAAAAATTTTTCGAGACAAACTACGTGTGCCCTTGCAGAGGATGTAAGTGCGTTAAATTTGCAATGGAAAAAAGAACAATTGTAACAATGACAAGAATAGTTGATAAAAACAACTATCTCTTCAAGCTAATAAGGATCATCATTATCTTAAAATAAAGCACATTCAATTGATAAAAACATCTCATGTTTAAGGCTATGGTGTGGAGGACAATATAATAAAAAAATGGCAAAGTTTTATACAGAAGTTTAGAATGACTAAAGCTAGTAAAAATAAAAACTTCAGCTATACTCGGTTGACAGTAATGGAGAGCAAAACAATGACTTACACAAACTTATGAAACTGACAACGAGGAAGGAATAAGTACAACAGAAAATCAATTGTAAAAGATGAAAAAAAAGGAAGAGATGAAAAAGTAACCTTTTTGGAATACCATCATACACATTAGAAAAAAGCCTAAGAACACATTATCAAAGCATCAATGTTAGAACAAAATCTTGACAGGCTCTATAAGATGAATGATACAATCTACCAGTGTAGCACGCGGATGAAAATTATTTAAGGTTGGCATGCATATCAACAAAGAAGAAAAGGAATATACAGAAAGATGTGGTTCCAAAATAAAAAAGATGATAAACGGATTTCTAACGTATAAAATAAACTCAATAAAATGAACGAAAAAAAAAATTCTGGCATCTGAAAAACTACCAAGTATTCAACATAGAAATGTCTAACAATCAAAAAAAAAAAGACGATTTACTTCAAAGCCTACCATAAAGTTTCGTCGGATGCGACAGATATGTACATGAACATGGAAGAAAATCATGAAAAGATCTGTGCTATCGTCTATGCATCTGCAATCGTCATGGCTTATCATTCATATAATGATAGAATAATGATATGAAATTGGAAATTAATGCAACGTGTCTAAAACATGAATTCTACCAAGACGGTGAGGAAGTCTTCACCCATAGAAAATGTGTAAACTCAAATTAATTAAGGTTTTATCATATATTTGGAAAGAAGTTTGGTGATAAACAGCAATTCACTATAAAAAATGAAAAATAAAATTTACAAGTTCTTTGTTGTAGCAATTCTTTACTCGATGAAAATGCTACTTTTTTGAATACTTGGAAAAAATAACTGAAACGACCAGTATAGTAATGATGAAAAAGTAAAGTTATAAAAAATGCTATAATATAAATCCTAATATAATTTTATTGGATTCGCATAAAAAAAGCGGAGCCGTTAAGCTCCGCCCCCATTGCAAATTAGCTGTCAAACAATAACTATACAATGGCAATCAATTTTCTACCTATTTCGTGAAGTCCATCCACGATTCGCTTGCGCTGTTGTGGTCGTGGCTTCTTCACACCATTGGCGTAATGGCTTAGTTGCCGCTGGTTGACGCCAGATGCCCGAGATATGGCGGCAAGACTCGTGTATCGTTCACAAGAACGTATGAGTGCGGCAGTGTCGAGATGATAGTCAAACTCGTACTCGCCATTACGCAACCACTCTGGCACAGTGTCACCGTCGTTTATCATACCCTCGACGTGAAAGCGCAGCGTCTCTGGAATTTCAATCATCAACTCGTCGTATGTCTTTGCGGTAATAGCCACTGCACCAGGTATGTTTTCTCCAAATGTAGCTCCAAAATTTTGCTCACACCATGCTATGTCTACTCTTATTTTCTCCATTGTATACAATTATAATATGTAGAATGATTGATAGGAGTCTGCCTCCTATTCACTGCAAAGGTAGAAATAATAATACCATTATGCAAATGTTAAAAATATTATTTATAACAAAAAAGTTACCTTTTTGTTTGGAGGTTTATAACTTTATTGTTACCTTTGCATTGTCATTAAGACAAAGAGTTCTTTATATAATGAAAAGAAGCGAATTGGAAAAGAGACTGAGAGACGCGGGATGCGTTCTGTCTCGACACGGAAAGAAGCATGACAAATGGCTAAATCCTGCTACGGGAGAAGCCGAGTACATGCCACGACACGCAAGCGAGGTTGCCACAGGCACCGCGCAGAAAATCCTGAAAAAGTTAGTTGGGGCTTGACCCCAACAACTTTTAGGAATCTTTCTAAAACTCGCAGCATTTCATAAAATAAAAGAACTCTTTTTTTGTTGAATCACTAATAAAAAAATATATCAATGCAAAAGGTAACAATTATTATAGAGCAGGCTTCCGATGGGAACTACTGGTGCAGAACCGTTGAGGATGTTGGTGGTGTAGGTCTCAATTCTTGTGGTGTTACTGTAAAACAGGCTAAGCAAGACTTGATGGACTGTTACCAAGAGGCAAGGGACGATATGGAGGAACAAGGTAAAAGTATTCCCGAAGTAGCGTTTGAATACAAATACGACTTGCGCTCTTTCTTCAACTACTTTAGTTTTCTCAACGTCTCGGACATAGCCAAGCGAGCAGGCATCAATCCCTCATTGATGCGCCAATACGTCAGCGGAATAAAGAATGCTGGCGAGAAGACCTACGAGCGTCTGGCTGCCTGCATCGAGCAGATAAAAGCGGAACTACAAGCGGCGTCTTTTTAAGGTTCGCTGTATTTCATTAAATAAAAGAACTCTTTGAGCCTCTGGTGCGTGACGCATCGGAGGCTCGTTTTTTTTTCCTTGCCGCCAATTTCATCTCAAAAAAAATAGCGAAAAACTTGCGCCAGTCAAAAAAACGTCCTATCTTTGCCATGTCAAAAATTCAATAGCGGTACAGATGCCGCCGACCCATGTCGGCAGTTTTTGTATACATACATATCTACAACTATACACTGCGCCGTGTCGGGTGAGCGGAAACGCCCCCGGAAGTTCAGCTATTGAAACTTTGACAACACGTAGCGCAGTTTTTTTATGTCTAAAATCAATAGTTATGGAGACAACAACCATCAACGCAGGGAACGTCCAGACCCGCGGTGCATTCCCCCTCAAGGAGTGGGCGAAAGCAAAAATCAACAGTGTCAACCTATGGCTCAACGCAAAGAGCCAGTTCTATTCAAACATCTGCCAGTACAGCGTTTCACGCCGTACCGTGCTAAGGGTAAACATGGTCACCGCAGCCATGTTGGTAGGAGCGGTGTGTGTAGAACAAGCCCCAGTGGTGGCAGTCGTGGCAATGGCAGTAGCCGCATGGCTCACGGCAGCACTAAAAAGACAATCAAACTAACATTCAATGAAAAACAAACAGCACAAACATGGAAACAACAAATAACAACAATACACACTGTGACGCAATGCAAGAGTTCTTCAACATCGACATCCTCACCTTACGCATCGACTTGCTCAACGACATCAAGCGGTGGTTCATCCTCGAACAGGCAGGGCTCGAAAACGGTGACAAGGAAGCCAAGCAAATGCTCGACTACATCGTGTCCCTACAACTCTTCATCGATGACCTCTGCAACATCCGCCGTGCAGTCATCAACGGCAAGAACATCGTTCGTAACAATGAAAAAGGAAAGGAGTAACATCATGCAGACAAAACAAGAAATCGATTCTTGGTCCCTGTGGTGCTCACGACAAGGTCTCAGTTCAGACGAGCGCATGCGCCTCGAGTGTACCGACACCATCCTCACAGCCTATGCCAAGGAGCATCCCAGCTATCTCGCCACCGATGCCGACATCAAGGAATGGGTACTCATGCCCAAGTCCACCTCCGAAATCATCGCCGAGCTACAGCCTGTCATGCAGCTTGACCAGCTCGATGTCGTCGTGTGGCTGCGTGCCAACGACTACCCCCTCGTGCCAGGTTCCAGCGGACAACTGCAATGGTCGATGTGGGAGCGTCGCTACATTGACGACTAACAAACAAAATAAAAGCATTTTTTTTAGGTAACATTTTTTTTATCAGGTATGCCGTCCGTGAGGATAGCGTACCTTTTTCATTGTATTTTATGGTGCAATGTCATTGCCTTATCTTTGCTTTCATAACAATAAAAAACTTATATATATGGGCATTACGATAAGAAAAGGCATTCCCACAAGATGCTTCTCTAAAAACATTCCCAACCTCACGGTGGGTATTGGTGGCGACCGCCTTGAGGTGAGTATTCGCGTCAACAACGAACAAGTGTACAGCGAGACGCTCTTTCCTGTCAATTCCACGATAACGCTTTCCGAGCTTGGCAATTTGCTCACCTCATACGTAAGGCGACCACTCGTGGCGCAATGCCACATCACCATGGAGGAGTACAAGGACGGATCGGCGACAGACCGCTCGTCCATCGACTTTACCCTTGTCTACTGCGAGGCTGACGTTCCCACCTCCTGCGATGATTTCTGTAACAACCACTTTCTGTCACTGCTCATCGGCACAAAGATTACCGCCGTGGGTCGCCTTGAATATCTGCACTATGTGGGTAACGATGCCGCCAACGTCACGGCTTACTACACAGACGGTAGCATGCAAAGCTATGGGGTTACGCCCATGAGTTCAAACCCAACCTTCACCACCATTGACGTAAGCCCCAAGGGCTACGTGCAAGCAGGCAAGTCGTTGCGTGGCTACGTTGTCACGGCAGGCGCGCGCCGCCAGTCGTTCATCATCGATGCCGCCTGCCCCGATGCCTCTCCCATATTACTTTTCGTCAATTCCTTTGGCTGCGATGAGCTGCTTTATTGCACCGGAACGCTCAAGAAGTCGCCCACCTTCAAGCGCAAGTCGGCTGTTATAGATGGTGTCAACAAAAACTACTCCATTGTCGAGACCCGACAGTTCAAGGCGGACACAGGCATATTAAACGAGGATATGGCAGACTGGTTTGGCGACGTGCTGCGCTCGCCCCTCGTTCGTGTCGTAACGCTCCGGGGTGGCAGCGTCACCGTGGGGCGCGAAGTCATCATCACCGATTCCAAGACCGAGCAAACAAACAGGGCGGAGGAGATGCCACGCTTCACTTTTACCTACCAGTACGCCCAGCGCAACCACAACGTGGTGGAGCTCGATCGCACTGGCAGAGTCTTCGACCACACCTTCGATTATACCTTTGAATGATTCGTAATAGTAGTTGACGAGGATACAAGTTGACGAGTAGACGAGCAAATAGACTTGTTGCTTATAAGCTATCAACTTGTGAACTTGTCAACTCGTAAACTCGTAAACTAAAGAACTTACAAACTTAAGAACTTACAAACTCCCTCCATCATGACCAACTCCCCCATTCACTTCTCCGAGATGCTTCGCCTCATTGATTCAGCTTATCAGCGCAGGCAGACACTCAACATCAAAGCCTTTCGCTCAGATGGACACAGAGTGCAGTACAATGGCTGGCTCGTCCACCACCAGTTCTGGCGTGGCGGCTACCTCCGCATCGTCAATCCAGTGAACAGGCAGATACGCCAGTTGCCCGACATCTTCATCTATGAAATCAACGGAAAAAAAGTATACCTATGAACAAAAATCAATTCAAGCTCGTGCAGACAGGCAAGATCGGTAACAACGAGAAACTGCGCATGGTGCCGTTAGGCGTTGGCAGCGCCACCAACTCGCTCTCATCAGAATATGGCGGCAACTCGGCAGAACTCTTCGATGACGATGAGTCCGTCAACGCCATGCAGATGGATGTCGACGGAAAGACTTATCATTATGTACCTTTCGGCGCCGACAATATGCTTCCCTACCGCATCAAGGAAATTCTCCTCGGCAACATGATTACGGCACAATGCCAGCACTTCAACATCATGTCGTGCTACGGAGGAGGATTGCGCTTCGTAACCCGTGAGGACTACAAAGATACACACGACCAAGACATACGCGACTTCTGCCTTCACAACTCGCTCACGGAATGTTTCCTTGAGCAGAGCACCAGCATGAAGTTCTTCTTCTTCACCGTCACTTGCGTCATCCTCTCTCGTGACGGCAGCCGTATCGTGCAGGTGCGCAACAAGGATGCGGCGTTCTGTCGCTTCGAGTACGCACCCTCCACCAAGTCGGGAAAGATTGAACATGTCTTCTTTGGCGATTTCCGCATGGGACGGTTCAATGAGAAGGACATCGAGGTCATACCAATGCTCGACTTCTACGACCCACTTGGCGACCTTGAGGTGCGCATGGGGCGAACGCCAGACCCCGACACAGGACTAAAGCGCAAGCCCACCCGACAGCGCAAGTTCGCCATCCTTTCGTGCATGCCCACGCCCGGACGCAACTATTACCCCACCCCCTATTGGGCAAGTGCCTTCAAGGATTCGTGGCTCGACATCTACAGGCTCATCGGCATCAGTAAGCGGTTCATGATCAAGAATACATCTGCACCACGCATACAGATAGAGGTACACGAGGACTACTGGGACAACGTCTGCGACAACGAGCAGATTGAAGACCCCTTAAAGCGGCAGATGAGAAAAGAGCAGGAGAAGCAGAACATCATCGACTTCGTCTGTGGCGTGGAGAACGCAGGAAAGGCTTTGGTCAGCGGCTATTATGTAGATCCCAACGGCAAGGAGTGCCGCATGGTGCGGATCTGCACCATCAGCGACAGCGAGAAGAAGGAGGGAGGCAACTGGAGCGATGATATGCAAGAAGCGGCTAATGCGCTTTGCTTTGCCTTCGGCGTACACCCCAACCTCGTGGGAGCAACGCCGGGGAAAAGCCAGATGAACAACTCCGGGTCTGACAAGCGTGAGCTGTTCACACTCAAGCAAGCCATAGAGAAAGCCTTTCACGATGTCATGGCAAAACCTTATCACGTCATCCTGCATTACAATGGCTGGGACGAACGTTACACCGTTGACGTGCCGATGATACAACTCACCACGCTCGACGAGAACAAAGATGCCAAAATTGTAAGACAAGAGTGAAAAGAAGCCTCCCCCGACCCC